GTTACAGAACGGAAGAGCTGGCGAAAACCGGTCTGGCTGAAAACCGTCAAATGTCCGTTGATTGGACGTTGATCTGCAATACGGAAAAATCTCATGCAATCATTGGCGATTGCTTAGCATTGACCGCAGTAGTAGCGTAAGTATTAGAGGGCGGAAACGCCCTCTATTTAACAACACCCCTCACGCATCCCGTAAGATTTGCGCACCATGAGGGGTTTCTTTGTAGGGGGAACGATGGACAAACAACGACAACAGCAATCCGATAGATTAAGGCAAAATCAAGCGAGCAGAAGGAAACAACATGGATGAAGTGATAAAGAGCGAATTACATTATCATCACGGCGATAATACAGCGACACACGTCGCAACGCAGCCAACTGAGAACTTAATTCTGGATCGCAATGCTGAGCTCAGAAAGAACCCAGGCGCTATCCATGATCTGGGCGCTCAAAGCGGTGAATCATTTGGTAGATTAATGGCAAGCATCCCGATTATCATGTACGATAGAGCGCTACGAAATGGATTTGATTTAAACAGTAAGGATAAAACAGTAGCTGATCTGGAAATGATGCGATACTTACAAACAACCGAAGGCAAATCCTGTCTAGTACAGGCTCCCACTCAAAAATATTTTGAAGGATTATCACCATGAAACTATATAGACGCAATCCCGGCTTGAACGGCTGTTACAAAGACGGTCAATACGCAAAAGATCGCGGTGCAGCCATAACAACCAATCCACACAGTATCACCACAGATTTTGAATCACATTTTGCCTGGATTGACGGCTGGAATAAATCTGCTATCGAATCAACACCTCAACGATTTTTAGCCACATTCAGCACCACAACAACAGCAACTGCCCCGGCAACGGGTGGAATCGCTTTTAACAACGCCGTGCTTGCCTCCGTTACCATCGTTAAGTTGGCATTATTGCAACTGACCGGCGTAACACTAAACCCCACAATGGCCGATTTACCGGTAGGCACGTCTATCAGGATCATTAATCCCGCTGACGAAACAAATTTTGCCGTTTATGTCACGGTGTCGCAGGTTATCACAACCTACGAGGCAATTACTGTTACTTTTGGCTCGTCAGCTGGCGCGCTGTTTGTTGATGCGTCGTCTGTCGTAGTTGCTATAACCAGACCGTAGCCATGAGCATATTAACAACTGCTCGAAACGGTGTAGTTATGGGTAAAGGTGGCAATCCTGACCATGGCAACCTACAAACTGTAGGATTAGGAAAAGCGGTGGCTAATAAAACGGTGCCAACAGTAACTGGGCTATCCTACGCGGCGGCGTTATCAGCAGCAGCGGCAGTCACATTGGGTTTAAACGCAACGGGTAATATTACCGTAGGGTTGTGCGTTAGTCAGTCACCGGCCCCGGCAGCGTCCGTCCCTACTGGATACACCATAATTGCAAATTGGGCTCCGTAATGAACTACACTGAAATAAAAAATACGGCATTGGCGTATTCTGACCGGCAAGACAGCACGGCAGTTGTGGCGAATATGGATAACTTCTTTCGTGTCGTTGAAGCGCGAATGAATAGGTTGTTGACCATTGAAAATCTGTCTATCCGTTATCAATTTCCCGCACCAAACCCAGCAGATGGCAGGTATAACTTGCCTGCTGATTTTTCGGCATTGCAGGACATATCGATTATAGCGGTGGCGGATACCACGCAGCGGACTACGCTGTTGCTGATTAATCCAGAGCAGATGAACAATGCAACCTCTGTCGGCAACAATCCAGCCGGTTCAAAAAGATTTTATAACATCATAGCCGGCCAGTTGGTTATCCAACCTGTCATCGACGATACGAGCATTCTTGAAATCGTATATTACGGAAAACTTTTACCGTTAACATCAATAGTGATTAATAATTGGGTTGCTACTAATAACCCGGACGTTTACATTTTTGGTTTGATGACTGAAATTAATAGCTTTATGAAGGATGGCGTATCGGCAGAAGCATGGAACGCCAGATTTGTGCAAGCGGTATCTGAAATAACTTTTGCTGATGACAAGTTGGTATATTCAGGGCCGCCATTAATTATGAGGGCAGGATAATGGCATTAGAAACCAGTACAACGATCAGCGGCTTGGTATCCGCTAATCCAACAGCGATTGATGCAGTATCGCAGGGCGACGATCATTTACGTTTGCTCAAATCTGTTTTAAAGGCGCAATTTCCAGGAGCTGGTGCAACGGGATTCAGTATCCCTATTACGGCGACGGAAGCACAAATAAATCAACTACCGACTATCATAGCGGCGATTATACCAAGTGGTACTAAAATGCCATTTTATCAAGCATCCCCGCCAACAGGATGGACGGCTACCGCAATCCAAAACGATTCGATGATGCGTGTTGTTACCGCGGCGCTCACGGGTGGAACAAGTGGTGCAGGCTCAAGCCATAGCCCAATACTGAACGATGTTGTAGCTAGCCATACGCACGCATTTACGGGTACGGCACTGGGCACACACAACCATACAACAGTCGCTCATAACCATGCTCCGATAGGTACGTCTTACTTGATTTTAGGCGCAACGTCCAACACTACTACTGTTGGTGCCGGGTCATTTCTAGGCTACGAATCAAACACAGCAAATGCGACAGTTGTAGTTAATGCCATTTCCGCCGGTACGCCAGCAGGCACGAATGCCGTACCAGCAGGCGCAGCTAACTGGGCGCCGCGATATATGGATTTTTGTGTAGGCACAAAAACATGATTGCGACGATTATTACCTGTCCGCTGGGGTCAACGTGCAAAGAAGTCAAAGACGGGAAAATCCATCAATGTGCATGGTATACCACACTTGCAGGTAAAAATCCCCAAACTGGCGAACTGATTGACGAGGCTCAATGTGCCATAGCATGGCTGCCGTTGATGCACGTGGAAGTTGCCAATATCGGAAGAGGAACCAATGAAGCGGTCACGTCTTTACGCGAGGAAACTATCAAGCGTCAGGATGCCGCATTGATTTCCATGATTAGTCAGAGAGGGAATATCAATGCTCTTGCAAATTCATAATCTTGGACATTCGGGCGTAGTAAGTGATCGAGACCCAACCGTTTTACCGCTTGAAGCCATTTCCTACGGCGAAAACTATAAGGTCGTTAACGACAAAATAGTCTCTGCTTATAATGACAAATTGACTGTAACCCAAACCATTACGCAAGCTTGTGGTCATGTTTTTTGGGTTCCAAATACCAGTTTTTATATAAATATGGCGCGCACGCTTGCGGCTGTTTATAACGGGTCGGCGTGGTCAAATATCACCGATACTGGCGGTTATGCGGCAGCCATAGGAACCGACCAAGAGTTGTTATGGACTCACTGCATGATCGGCAATATCCCCATTGTCAATAATCCGCAAGTTTGGCCTTCTTACTGGTCGCCTCAGCAAACCACACAAGTTCTACAACCGTTAAATTTTAATGTCGCAAACACTTGGAAGGCGCTCACTTATCACGCAAAAGTAATTAGAGCACACAACAACTTTCTGTTTGCCTTAAATTTAACCGAAGGCGCAACAAACTATCCTACCAGTTATCGATGGTCACATCCGGCGGATGTTAACGGCTTACCGTACACCTGGGATGAAACGGACTTGGCTGCCATAGCCGGTAAAGCGTCTATCGGGGTCGGTGGGGATATTATTGATGGCATGACCCTGAGGGATGCTTTTGTAATTTATTCGAGAACTGCCATAACCGTATTGGACTATGTGGGCGGCGAATTTATATGGTCGTCTCGCACATTAACAACAAGCCACGGATTATTGGCGGTAAATTGTGTCATAGAGGTCAATGGCGTGCATTATTTTATGACTGTCGGCGACATAATGTCTAATGATGGTAACAGTATCACGTCAATATTATCTAATCGTATAAAAGATAATTTTGTGGCGACGATGAGCCCAACAAAATACGCTAATTCTTTCGTATGCTCAAACTCACTGACCAAAGAAATATGGTTTTGTTACCCTGAAATTGGCAATACTTACCCATCAAAAGCGATCGTTTTAAATTATGAATTTAATACATTAACGGAACGATTCTTACCACAGCGACCTTATGCCACATTTGGCCCACAGCTAACGGCGGAATTGTCCTGGACGACCATAACCGATACCTGGGACAGTGTTGGCACGCCATGGGGAAGCGATTTATCCGCATCATTTAACGCCACTATTACTGCGGCAAATTCGGCGGGAGATTTATACAGTCTGGAAATTTATGATATAACCAACGTACAAGGCACTATAGCCGAGCGCGAGGGCATTATTGTTAATAATCAGATGCAGGTATTTACAACGACGAGTGTTTATCCAAACATAACCAGCACGGGCAGTGTATGGATACAACTTGGTGCTCAAGATTTTGCGGGTTATCCGGTGAGGTGGCAGACTGCATCTTTATTTACACCGACCACCATGCGCAAAGTTGAGCAACGGGCAACGGGATCATTGTTAGCATGGCGGGTATTTTCTGACGGCGTAACGCCGTTTACGCTGACGGGTTTGGATATAGAATATACTCTGAATGGTGTTAGATAATGTCTATTGAGCAACCGCCATCCAGCACGCCCATAGAATTACGCGAGTATTTAGTCAGGCAAATAGACAGGATCGGTCGGCTTGCCGATTATATTGTTGGTGGTTTGGCTATTATGACAATAAAAAAACTGACGATAGTGGGGGCTAATAATGCGACGAATGGCGGTGGTCAGCTCTATTTAAATGGTGTTACCGGGAATCGAATTGATTTTAATACCAACGGATCAGGTGCTCCAACATTTACAACGCGAAGTGTTGGGGCAAAGTTGGTTTTATATCCGCTTGTTGGTGCGGCGGCTGTTGACTACGGGATCGGCATAGAGACTAGCAATTTATGGTTTAGTACATCAACAACAAGCACAGGCTTTAAGTGGTACGGCGGGACGACGCTTGCCGCTACATTAACTGGTGCTGGTAGACTGAGTTTGACCGAACACCTAGGAGTAGGAACTACCGCTACATCAATTGATAATATTATAGTAGGTAATATCACTGGTGGAACTACTGCTCATGGAGTCTATGTTCCATCCGTTATCCAGTCTGGTGTAACAGCCGCCGCACAAGGGTTTACTACCTCATTGGGAACCGCCGCATCATCTTTTACTTGTGCTTCACTTGGTCATTTTGTAGCTGTTCAAGGCAATATCGGAGCAGGTTCAGCAGTCACAGGACAATATGGTTTTTATGTTGATTCTTCATTAACGGGTGCAACGAGTAATTATGGATTTTACGGAAATATAGCAGCAGCAACAGGAAGGTATAACTTCTATGCGGGTGGCACGGCAGCAAATTATTTCGCTGGTGCAACCTCATTTGGTTCAACTATAACTGGCACAGATGCAATTCTCAGCTCAAGTGCTACTGGAGGTATAGGATATATTACAGGTGCAGGGGGAACCGTAACTCAACTTACATCTAAAGGAACTGGTGTCACATTATCTAAAGTGTGCGGGACTATCACTACTCATGCTGCATCTCTCGCAGCTAACACAGCAGTAGCATTTGCATTAACCAATACAGCTATATCAGCAACAGATAATCTGATTTTAAATGTTGTTGTTGGAACAACAGGCGCATATTGTATTGGACTTGATTCTGTTAATGATGGAAGTTGTGTTATTACTATTCGGAATTTAACTGCGGGGGCAATTGCAGAAGCAATATCAATAAGATTTACTATTTTGAATTCAGTTAACGCATAGGACTTTATGTCCCGCATAGGAAATTTTATGAAATTAACAAGCGGCTTTATCTTTGCCATGGTTCCGCCTTATTTGGTTGATGTGATGTGGAAAGACATTGAACCCATATTAAAACGGGTTGTGGACTGTTCGCACGGTGAATTATCTTGCGAAGGAGTAAAGCGCAGAGCGAAAGCAGGAACTACATTACTTGTGGTTATCTGTAAAGACGACAAAATAGTTGCCGTTAATACCGGCGATATTGTCGAATTTGATAGCGGCTTACGAGCGTTTTATATCCCAATTACCGGCGGAGACTTCATGGACGAGTGGCTGGTTGATTCATTAGAGGTTGCCAAAGCACTAGCAAAGGATTTTAATTGCACGGAATTACGAGGCATTTCTGTTCGAAGAGGCTGGCTAAAGGCTTTGCCAAAAGGATGGGAGTCAGTTTCAGAAACAATTCGATTTAATTTGGAGGTAGAGCAATGAGCGGACAAAGCGGCCATAGCCAAGGCAATTCACAAAGTCAATTCAGTCAGGATATTCCGGCATTCCAACGGGATGCCCTGACTAGATTATATAATCAGGCGCAAGACCAATTTGGTCAAACTAATGCGGCAACGAACGGTCAAGTTCCGGGCGTAAGAGACTATATTAATAAAGTCAACAACGGGGCGTTAGGTGGGTTTCAGAATGATTTAAGGGGCGGTGTCTATCAAGACATGGGCAATCAGAGAGCCTTGCAAGATTCGCTCCAGCAATCAATGAATAACCCGTCGGCCACCAGCCAGATATACGGGCAGATTATGGGCGGTCAGGGCAATAATTACGCTGACGCCATGAAGGCCAGCTATATAACCGACGCTAATCGGGCACAGCAGAACATGTTGGGCAATCTGGATGCACGGGCGGCAGCTTCAGGAATGTCCGGAGGATCGCGACATGGTGTTGCAACCGCGCAGGGCATGAATGATATAAACAGTAATTTGCAAAAGGCCATGGCCACAACCGGCTATGAAACGTTTGACAAAGATTTGCAGAATAAACTCAATGTTGCACAACAAGCCGACGCCGGAACGCTGGCAAGGCAGCAACTATTGTCTGGCATGATAGGCCAACAACAAGGTGTCCAGACGGGAGCACAACAAGCTGGTCAGAACTTGCAGAATTTAGGCATGGGGTCTTTTGCACCTTCCATGATTCCGTGGCAAAACTTGTCGAATTACTCCAATGTCATTGGACAGCCTAACGTGCTAAGCCAGGGAGCCAGTTCGAGTAATAGCTCTAGCAAGAGCGGCGGCGGAGGTTTGTGATATGAGCTGGTTGAGCGATTTATTCGGCGACGAAAACAAAATGAAAATGGGAAATGATCAGGCTTTTTCTGATTCATTAACGCCGCAGTTTCAAAGCGGGCAGCAGCCCATGCAGCAACAGCCTAATTACTATAATCAGGCCGTCACGCCAGAATTCCAACACGCTGACATGGGCGGTGGGCAATCGTCAAGTCATCCTGGGATCATGGACTTGGTACGTAAAGGGCTGGCGCAGCGTATTGGACAAGACAATGGTGTGCCGCAGTTGCAGGAACCCATGCCCTCCAATATGTCACCTAATAGCATGATGGGCATGATGACCGGCACACAAGGTCAACAAGGGCAAAGCATCGGCCAAAATCAGGACTCACCCGCCGGTTATGGAGCTATTACAAAAAGGCGCGAAAGCAATCAAGCGATGGATATGGGCACAATGATGAATATGTTGTTAGGTGGAGCGCAACAAGGTTTAAACTCATTCGTCACAAAACCGACGGAAGGTTATGGCGAAAAAGGTATAATTGGGAAGGCATTTCAAGCTTATTTATCAAGCGGCATGGGTGGTGGTGGTTAGTATGAATAATTTAATTGAACAATTATTATCAGGGCCAGTAGTTCAACGGCGCGAGAACGGTCAGCAACAAGATGGCCTTGGCGCTCTCATGGGTTTTTTATCTCAAGGCGGTTCCTCTGGTCAAGCGCCAGCATTGCCCGCTATGGGTCGGCAGGGAAGCGGCTTTGGATCGGCAATATTGAGTAAGTTTGTTAGCGACAAGATGGCAAAGCACCAAGCTGAGAGCGATGCCGAGGAAACCGCAAAATTACGCGCGGCAAGTCTACAGCAACTTAAAGACATGGAAGCCAACCCCAGCCTAACGTCCCAACAAAAGATGATGGCGATGGCGCAAAATATTGACCCTAATGTTGCGCAATCCGGTCTGTCGGGCTATGTGTCGTCTCTGACACCTAAAGACCAAAAGAATATGCAGTTTGAAGATATTGGCGTCGAGGGAAATCCTACTTTGATTCAGAAAGTACGGGTTAACTCAGATGGCAGTTATACCCCGTTTGGTGTTCCGCGTACTCAGAGTAGTGGCGTTCAGGTAAACGTAGGAGATAAGCTTCCTGCGCCGTCGGCTGGTTTTATGTGGAATAAAGAAGGCACTTTACAAAAGTTTATCCCTGGAGGACCCGCTGACCCTACTGTTAAAGCCTTACCGGAAAATCAGCAAGCACAATTAGTGGGTGTTAATAATACACGGGATGCCATTAGTAACTATAGGGATATACTTAAAGGTGTCAAAAAATACGATTATTTGAATCCTGACAGGTATGCAGACGTGGGGACAGCTTATAACAATATGATGCTACAAGCCAAAGAGGCCTATAATCTTGGCGTGTTATCAGGCCCAGATTTAGATATATTGCACTCTATTGTTACTGACCCAATGTCGGCAAGGGGGGCTATTACCTCCAAAAAAGCACTGGATAGGCAAGCTACCGAATTAGATAGAATTTTTACTAAAATGGGTAAGGTGTACGGGAATGCTAGACAACCACAACAAGAAGGAAAACAAAACATTTTCAAAGGACGACCACTCAAGGATGGATGGGTGTTTGGTGCTGATGGCAAACTGAGGAAGCAATAATGTCAAACATTGACGATTTACTTGATGCAATACGCCAAGCGGAATCAGGCGGAAATGATAAGGCCGTGTCTCCAAAGGGAGCCAAGGGGCCTTATCAATTCATGCCTGCAACGGCGAGAGAATTTGGGCTTAAAGGTGATGAGGTATTTGACCCGGTAAAGAGTCGCGCAGCGGCTAAAGAAAAGGTTAACGGTCTGCTTGATCAATACGGCGGCGATACTCCAATGGCGATAGCGGCGTATAACTTAGGCCAGGGTAATTTGCGCAAAGTGGGCGGTGATTACAACCGTGTGCCCGAGACTAAAAACTACGTTAATAAAGTCATAAACTTGCTCAACCCTATCAGCACGGCCAAGGCCGATGAAACGCCGTGGACGGAAGAGGAATTGTTAAAGGAATTACAGATACAGAATAGCGAACCGGTCGCCAATAGTACGCCGTGGACAGAAGAGGAATTGTTAAAGGAATTACAGATACAGAATAGCGGGGATACTGAAGGCGGGGATACTGGCGAATGGCAAGGATCAGTCGGGAACATTACACCGGAATCAGCAATGAGTAAGCTTTTAAATACGGCTTATGATACGTCTTTAGGCTTTGCCATGGGTCTTGGTAAACCAGCTAAAGGAGTTGGTGAATTTTTTGGTGGAAAAATGACGCCTGAAAATCAATCTAAATGGGATGCACTTAGAGCCGAAAACGACAAGACAGGGGTAGCCGGAAGTATTGGTGAATTTGCATCGTCCTCAGTACCATCGATTTTTGCGTCCTTGGCAACCGGTGGGGCTACAATCCCATTAATTGCAGGACAGGCAGCAACCGGGCTATTAACTACCGAGGGGGATTCTAAAGATAGAGTTTTTGCGGCTGGATTGGCTGGTGCATTAAGTGGGTTTCCCGCAGCACGAAAAATATTTCAGGAGCGAGTAATACCAAATGCCCTAGACAGTATGAGTCGACAAAAAATTGCTGAAATGGTAAAAAGCCTATCTGACGCATTTAATATTACTATTCCAACGATCAACACGCCAGTCGCCAGCGCGCCTGATATTGCTGCCAGTGTTGGTAAATTCTCGGAAGGAATAAAACCAACGGCTGCTATGGTCACGACAAACCCAGATATTGCAGACCTTGAAACATTGGCACGCTTGACTAATAAATCAGAGTTTTTTAATCAAGACTCATTAAATAAAACGGTTATAGCAGGACTGTTAAAATTAAAAGCAATGTCGAAAAAAGTTGCAGATGCACGATTAGCCGCTGTAAACGCAATAACAACACCAATGAGAGAAAGCGCCGTAGAGCTTGCAAGAACCGCAGGTCCTAAGCAATATGCAGGGCCGTTACGAGAATTAATAACATCGTTAAAATCATCCCCAGGCACACGTTATAGTAAATCAGTAAAAAGGCTGACGAAAGGGGCCAAACCATTTTTAGCAAAAAAAGCAAAAATTGATCCACTTGATATTTACGCCTATAGAAAGGAACTTGGGGATGCTTTGAACAACACAAAAACGCTAACACTGGATGAAATGGCTAACGCTGCTAAAAATTCGGCTAGGGAAGCAAAGTTGTTAAAACAAGCAACAGACCAGGGATTAAACAATGCGTCCGAGGGTACTTGGCAACAATATATCAATACACACAGACAAGGTATGATACCCATTAATGAAGGGCAAGCATGGGATGGAGTTCTACATAAATTTGATGTTTTACCTCAGCTTGGCGAAGGAGTGCCAAACATAACACCCGGCGCGCTAAGACGAGCCATTTTAGCAAAAACATATAGTAAATCAGGACGTGATTTGTTGACCAAGACTGGAAGGAGCGAGGCCGACAAAATGGTTAATACCATGAACGCAATGGAAAGAGCACAATCACCTAGAGCGGCATTACAGGGCAGTCAGTCTACGCCGCTCGCATTAGCATTGGCGAAGAAAGCAACAAAATTGTCTTTACCGGGTGAATTGCTAATGCTATCGAAAGAACTTATATCCGGTCAGTCAAAAATTAATGCAGCAACACAAAATCCATC